CTGGTACGCTTGCTGCCTGGACTTAATTGGATTGGAGGCACCTCAGAGTAGGACCTCCTTTTCTTTGGCTTAGGCCGGTTACGACCGATACCCTTTGCCATGACAGTCGGAGAGACGACAACAAAAATGACTATAAAATTTTCTAGGATCCTAGAGAGACAACGCAAACAACTCTCTCTTAACTATTGTGGCTAACACTCTTGTAACTCCTGTAGGTCGGATTAATAATACTAGTTCGACCCCCCTTGCTCTTGGTACTGCTTATGATACCAAGTACGCAACCTATCTGAAACTGTTCTCTGGCGAGATGTTCAAAGCCTATGAAGGCGCGACGATCGCTAAGGGCACTGTGCAGAGCCGTACCCTGAAGAATGGTAAGGCGATGCAGTTCATCTTCACTGGTCGTATGGAAGCTTCCTACCACCAGCCTGGTGAACCGATCCTGGGTAGTGGCGATCCTCCGGTGGCCGAGAAGACCATCGTCTGTGATGACCTCCTCATCAGCTCTGCCTTCGTGTATGATCTCGATGAGACCCTGGCTCACTATAGCCTCCGTTCGGAGATTGCCAAGAAGATTGGTTATGCTCTGGCTGAAGCTTATGACAAAAAGATCTTCCGTCAGATCGCTAAGGCTGCTCGTGAAGCTCACCCCATCACTGCCGCTCCTGGTCCTGAGCCCGGCGGTTCTGTGATTCAACTTGGTGCTAACAAAGAGTATGATGCTCAAGCACTGGTTGATGCCTTCTTCGAGGCTGCTTCTATTCTCGATGAGAAGAATCTGCCTAAGCAAGGCCGCACTGCTGTGCTGTCCCCGCGTCAGTATTACGCACTTGTGTCTCAGGTTGATAGCAACATCCTCAACCGTGACTATGGTAACACCAACGGTAACCTGCAGTCTGGTGAAGGTCTGTATGAGATCGCTGGTATCTCTATCAAGCGTTCTAACAACCTGCCCTTCCTGGCTGGTAACGTGTCTTCCGTTAACGGTGAGAACAACGACTACTCCGGTAACTTCAGCACCCACTGTGGTCTGATCTACTACAAGGATGCTGCTGGTGTTGTGGAAGCTATTGCTCCCTCTGTGCAGACCACCTCTGGTGATGTCTCCGTGATGTATCAAGGTGACCTGATTGTGGGTCGTCTGGCCATGGGCTGCGGTACCCTGAACCCCGCTGCTGCTATTGAGCTGCAGTCGGCTCGCTCCTGATAAAGGAGACAGCTAATGGGATTCGCACCTGTTGACGGTGTAGGCGTCACTACTAGTGAAACTGCTTACATGCGTCCTCCTATTGAGCCTGGCCGTGAAGGTGGTACGGTTGTTACCGTAACCCGCCTTACTGCTGGTACTGGTCAAACTGCTGGTACCGGTAAGGCCACCACTGTTGATAACATTAACGGTTCTGGTTGTACTATTACTACTACCGTAACTGACGGTGCAGTAACCGGCCAGACAGTTGTTGCTGGTGGTGATGGCTATCGCGTTGGTGATGTGCTGTCTATTGCTGGCACCACTAGTGCAACCTTCCGTGTTGACACTGTTTCTTATACCAACTGAGGTACTATCTAATGGCTAATCTTTCTACTGCTGCTGGTGGTAACGGTGTGGCTGGCAATGTAAACTTTGCTACCCGCACTATCACTGGTGCATATGCTTCTACCTATGCTGATAACGGCAACCTGGCTGTCTCTGACAACCATGCTGTTCGTCGCTCGGTATCCCGCACCCATGGTGGTGCTACCGCTTCTGGCGTGTTCTCGGAGACTCAGTGTCTTCGTACTTCTTACTCTGGTGTTGAGTCGGATGTTCCGGCACTTGATGCCAGCCGTACTGCTGCCTAACTAGGTTTACTATGGGGGTCCTTCGGGATCCCTTTTTTTTAATTTTTCTATAACATCATTGTTATGCCGTATACCAATAACGCTCAGGCTGAGCTACAAGCTGTTAATGAAATTCTGGCGTCTATTGGTCAGGCGCCTGTTACCACCATCGAGGCACAGACCATCACATATGAAGATGGTACTACTGTCGAAGCTGTAATCAACCCGGAAGTTGCAATTACTTACGAGACCTTAATGCAAGTCTCTCGGGAGGTACAGGCTGAGGGGTGGACATTTAACCGAGAGGTTGAGTACCCACTTACTCCTGATACTAATGGCTATCTATCACTTACTGGTAGTATGCTACAAATTGATCTTAGCGATAACGTAGCTAATAGTAACTACGATACTGTCATTAGAAATGGCAGGCTTTACGATAAGATTGGACACACTGATGTATGGGATACAACTAAGACATACGATGTAGATGTTGTCTGGTATTATGACTTCGTTGATCTTCCTCAAGTCTTTAAGGACTACATTACATCACGAGCTGCTACACGTTGTGCTATTCGTCTTGTTGGTGATGTCAACCTAACTCAAGCCCTAGCATCATTTGAAACATGGCGTAGGTCTAACTGCCTTGAGTATGAATGCAATGAAGGCGACTACACTATGTTTGGTTTCAAACAAGGTGATGGATTCTACAGCAGCTACAAACCATTCAAGGCTCTTGCACGATGACAGCAATCTCTCAACGTATACCTAATTTCATTGGTGGTGTGTCCCAACAGGCTGATGAGAAGATGCTGTTGGGTCAAGTTAAAGATGCGCTTAACTGCTACCCTGATATTACCCTTGGCTTGCTTAAGCGTCCTGGTGGTAAGTTCCTTGGTAGACTAGCAAGTATAACTGCTAACACAGCTAATACAGCTGCATGGTTTAGTATGTTTAGGGATAACCAAGAGAAGTATATTGCTACTATATCTTCTGCTGGTGTACCTAGGGTATGGAATCTACTGACTGGATTAGCTGGCACTATAACTTACCCGACTGGTAAGCAAGCATCTATTGAAAGCTACCTAACTGCTACTGACTATCGTAGTATCAAAACTCTCACTATTAACGACTTCACCTATATCGTCAACAGCGAGAAGATTGTCACTGCTAAAACAGCTCCAACATGGAATGCTAAGCGTCAGGCAACCCTTATTGTTACTGCTGTTGACCATGACAATACTTACTCTGTAACCATTAACAGTACAACTTTTACCTATACATCGCCTAGTTCTAACTCCGGTAACCTTGTTATCGGTACAGTGATGACTGGTATCTCCAATGCTATTACTAGTGGCTTTGCTACTAAGACTATCATTGATAATACTATCTACCTTACCTTTAACTCTGATACTAATGTATCCGCCTCTGGTGGTCCTGATGGTAAGTACATCAGAGCATTTCAGGATTCAATCAATACATTTTCGAGCCTTCCTGAGCAGGCTAAGCACAACCAAGTTGTTAAAATTAACAATACCACAGCTAGTCAAGATGACTTCTACTTGAAGTTTGTCGCTGATGATGGTACTAGTGGTAAGGGTTATTGGGAAGAGACTATTGCGCCTAATGTAAGTACCGGCATCAATGAGAATACAATGCCTGTTGCATTGATTCGTACTAGCCTTAGCCCTCTTACCTTTAGGGCTACCTTTCTGGATGGTTCAGAAACAATCAATGGGCTTCCTCTGTTGTGGGAACCACGATTGGTAGGTGATAATGACTCCAACAGCCATCCATCTTTTGTTGATAATACAATCCAAGATATCTTCCTGTTTAACAATAGGCTTGGATTCCTGACCGAAGATAATGTCTCCATGTCTCAAGCCGGAGACTACTACAACTTCTACCACAAGTCTGCAACTACGATTACTGCAGCTGATCCTATTGACCTTAGCTGTGCCAGCATTAAACCTGCTATTGTTCGTTCAGTTGTACCAATCACTCAGGGTCTTCTGTTGTTTAGTGATAGCCAACAGTTCCTGATGGAAGCAGAGAATGGTGCATGGACACCAGCTAACTGCACGATCAGCACTATTGCTAACTACGAATGTGATCGCTATCTAAAGCCTATTGACCTTGGCTCTACTGTGTTGTATGCCAGTCGTAACCAGAGCTGGTCTAGGGTCTTTGAGATCTTCACTAGGGGTCAAAGAGAAACACCTACTGTTACTGAGACCACAAAGATCGTTCCTGAGTGGGTACCACAAGACATCACAGACTCCGTAGGAAGTGCCCAGAACGGCCTGTGGGCAGCCTCTGGTAGAGCCTCTAGTACTTTGTACCTGTACAAGTTCTTTGAGCAGGGAGACGAACGTCCTATGGCTGCATGGGTGAAGTGGACGCTACCTTCTAACATTATCCATACAGCTGTTCAGAATGATGTTCTCTTTGTACTTACCAGTGGTACTGAGGGGTACACTGTAACTCAACATAAGCTGGTACTAGCACCTAGTACTGGTGGTCTTATCAATAGCCTTGGAAACACTGTTGATCCTTACTTGGATTCATGGTGTGAGGTAACTGATGCTGCTATGGTATCCCCTACGCCTCCTACTGCTCCAAGCTATAGCAACACTACTTCTGTTACTAAAGTATACCTCCCTACTTACTTTAATACAGCTAAAGTGATCAAGTTTGTGGTAGGTCTACTTAAGGTTGGCAGCCCAGGCACACAATCTGGTTATACTAACGTAGCCACATTAGCTACTGATGGTGGTGGTACATACTTCACTATTCCTGGTGATGTTACAGGTAACTATATCTATGTTGGCTATGAATACAACATGGAGATTACTCTGCCTAGATACTACTACTCGATGGGTCAATCAGGTGTTGACTTTACTGCTGTTACCACAACATCACGTATGGCATTCTATACAGGATTAGGTGGTGATATTTACTTTAGTATCAGAGATCGTAGTAGACCTGAATGGTCCAGTATTGGTGGTGCTCAAATAGCTGATTTCTATACAGCTAATACCTCACCATTCCGTGATACTTATGTCTATAAAGTTCCCATTTATCAACGGCCAGACAACTATACAATGAAAGTAACTTCAAATACTCCATTCCCTGTTAGTCTTGTGGCTATGCAATGGGAAGGGCAATACTCACCTGGCTTCTATAGGAGGTCCTAATTATGATCGAAGCAATACTTGGAATAGGCAGTGCAATCTTTGGTGGTCTAGCTGGTCAAGCTGAAGCCGATGCACAAAATGCAGCCATTGAAAGGCAACATAAATACAACATGCAGTCATGGAGGTACGGCAAGAAAAGTACCAAAGCTGACTACAGGCATAGTGTAAAACAGTGGCGCCTTAATGAACAGAATGAAGAGACATTAGCTGCTTTTAAAGATGCTACTAATCTTCAAGATTGGCAGTACAACTTAAAGATTCAGGACTTTGAGTACGCTTCTCAGATGAAGCAATACGCTAAGTCTGAACAGATCTTTAAGCAACAGCTCACCTTCAATAAAATGGCACAAGCTGCCGCTAATGAAGCTGAGTACCGCAAGCTAGAAGATACCACCAAAGAGCTAGCATTTCAAAATCAAGATATTGTTATTAAAGCACTCCAGTCTGAAGGTGCTGCTGCTGTTAGAGGCCAACAAGGCAGAAGTGCTGAGAAGTTAGAGCAAGCTCAATTTGCCGCTCTTGGCCGTAACCAAGCAATCCTAGCTGAATCTCTACTGAGTGCTAAGGCTGATACGGGAGCTGCGTTACGTAAGATTGCTAACGATAAGTTTGGTGCTGATCTTGCTGCAGAAGCTAATCGTATGCTACGTCCTGATCGTATGCCCACACCGCCTAAGCCTCTCACTACACCACGTGCTGAGTACCTTAAGCCACGTAAACCTAAGAAGTTTGACTTCGGTCCTAAACCAATTAAAGGTGCTATGGCATCTTCTGCTGGGTCTTGGATGGGAGCAGCTACTCAAGGGTTAAGCAGCATTGCTGGCGCTATCGGCTCTGGAAGTAAGTACAATTTTAGTCTTGGAGGAGCATCTAACCAAAGCAATCTTGGCTCATTGGGGTCGAGTAATTTTGCAAGGAACATGTCCCTGGATTTTGGTTTTTAATTAACTCTTCGGAATAAATGGATCAAGTAAATTACAGAGGGTACGCCCGGAGTTTAGGTTTCGATCCTATTAAAGCACCTATGGAAGGTCTTGCTAGAATGCAAGAACGAGACAACCGTATCATACGTGGTATGGAGGATAACCGTAGGCAAATTAAACAGGTTAGAGACGAATACGGTGCTGGTCTTGAACGTAAGCTCAGCATTGAAGCACGAGATCGTGATCAGAACTATCAGTGGGAAAAGAAACTTGCTGATAAACGACAAGAAGCTATCAGTAAGAATGCACAGACTTTGATTCAAAGTGAGCTACAGCGTGGTAAGAACGCACAAGCTACGTTTGAAAGTCTTGCTAAATTTAGCACTACACTTAGTGAAGGTCTCACTGAGTACCGTAAACAAAAAGATGAATCTGATATGCTTGCTGGCTACATGGAAGTAGCAACTGGTGGATTGACGCCAGAACGACAGCAGGCAGTATCTAATGTTGAGTCACTACTTAAGCAATCAGGTGAAGCACAAGATCAAATTGCTGAAGGATTCCAATCTAGAGGCTTAGATCCAAACGTTGTTACTAATCTCTTGTCTGGCAATAAGGCGCGTGACTATGGCCGCCTTAAGGCTCACATGGAGATCATCACTGCTGAGTTCCCTAACTATGCTCAGACTAAGCTGGATGAGATGGGAGCCAGTACTGCAGCTGAACGCACTGCAGCTATGCAAGGCCTCTTTGGTGATTTCCTAAAGGAGAATGGTGTCTTCGGGCTAAGTGCTGATTTCATGGCTCCTGCTCTTATGAAGATGCGTGGAACCTATAACTCATTCATTGAGTCAGCCAGGAAGTCTGATGTCGTCAATAAGTCCTCTATGATGCGTGACGATGCCCTTAGCACATTGTCTCGTAATAAGAGTGGGGAAAGCCTTACAGAGGCATTTAGGACTATTGCACGTAGCTATCGAGAAGATGGTGTAACACCTGTTGGTAATGCAGTTGCTAAGTCTGAAATCTTTAAGGAACTTAGCGATACTACTCGCTACTCTGATGCTGATGTAGAACGTATTCTCGGTGAAGCTCAAACTGATCAAGGTAGCTGGAGAGATCGATTCCCTAGAGACGTTGATGATCTTATTAATTCCAGGAAGAAAGACCAAGAGTCTGAGTTCCAACTTATTGAAGCACAGGAACGAAGGGAGAATAAGAAGCAAGAGAACCAGCTACTTGATTGGGTAAAGAACAACAATCCCAATGAAGAGACCCTTACTTCTATTATCAAGGAAGCTAAGACAAAGGGTATTTCTACTGATCGTCTCCAAGCATACCTCGCCTTCACTACGGAACAACAGAATGCTGACTTCTGGGGTAAACAGTTCCGTGAGCAATACGAACAAGGAACTCTAACTGCTGATGATGTTGATCAACCTGGTGTACCTATTGAGGTACGTGAGACATGGCGTAACCGTGCTCAACAGTTAGACCAGCAACGTTCTGATTCTGGTATCAAACAAGAGACTATTAAAGGTGAGCTTACTGATGCACTTAAGCAGAACCTGATTGGTGATAGCACTAACCGTGCTGCTCACTATAGCCTACGTGGTGCTTCTGATTATGCCCTTAAGCTATACAACCAGAAGTTCAAGCAGTACGCTAAGACAATGGAACCTAGCGTTGCTGCTAATAAAGCACGTCTAGATGTTCTAACTGCTATTGAAACTAAGAAAGGTGCGTTTGCTGTTATTGCTTCCTCTCAAGCAAAGACAGGCCAAACACAAGCCTTCTATGCTGCCTTCACTCCTGGTAAGCATCCTGGTGCTCCTGCTGCTATTAATGTCATTACTACCTCTGAAGTTGTTAAGAAGGTACGTGCTAACAGCAACGTAATTAACACTGAAGTGCTGGCTAGTCCTGCTCTACTTAAGGATATTAATAACCGTATTACTAACGGTAAGCCAATCTCCATCCCACAGATCTACACTGATTTGTCTAGGGCAGTACCTGGCATGACTCCTGTTCAGATCCTTAATGCACAGCTTAAGGCAGCAGGACTTACTGGTCAAGTCCAGCCTGGCTTTAGAGACCAGCTTAACCAAATCAACGATCCAGTACTGCGTAGTATCTTGGATCAACCTCTTACTCAAGATCGCCTCAACACTGCCATCATTGGTAGTGGCAATGCCCCTGCTACTGTACGTACAGGTAACAGTGGTTATGCTGATGTACAAGCTCTTGGTAATGCCTCTGGGTTTAAGTTCCCTCAGGTAATGGCTGCTATGTGGGCATTGGAGTCTGGCTGGGGTAAGTATACCTCAGGTAAGAATAATGTCTTTAACATTAAGGCACGTCCTGGTCAAGGTACAATGAAGAATGGTTCCTATTGGAGGGACTACGCTTCACCTCTTGAGTCCGCTAAGGACTTCATGAACCTAATGACTGATCCTAGGTATGCTCCTGGTCTAGCTAAAGCTAAGACACCACGTCAAGCTATTGAAGCTATTGCAGCTGGTGGCTATGCTGGCGGTGAAGCTGCCTATCCTAGTAAGATCATTCGTGTGATGCAGCAGATGGGTGTTAATGTTGATCAACCATATAAACCAGCACCTCCTGCACGTAACCAAGCATTTATGCGACCCACCCTTGCTTACATTACAGACAACATTGGACCTACTTCTACTGGTCCCCACCTAGACGTTAAACAACAAGACAACCCTAATACACCACAGAATGAGTTTGCTAGGGAATTTTCAGCTAAAGCTCTTGATAGCTTTGTCGTTGTTGATGATCCTCAATTTGGACGTGTTCCTTTGAGTCGTATTCCTGTTACTGATACCTTTGCTGGTCATGTAGCCCGTGGTTCACATGGTATTGACTATGGTACAGCTAAAGGCTCTAAAGTGTTCCTGCAGAATGGGGCACGTATTGTATCTAAATCTCGTACACAACACGGAGATAAATTGGTTATTCAACTGCCGGATGGACGGCGTTTCAGTTTCTTACATGGTAGAACCCTATGACACAAACCCCTTATGTAGATGAAGAAGAACTGAAGCGTCTAGAAGCTGAAGCACTTGCTGAAGAGCAAGCTTTACAGCAGGCAGCTCCAGCTTATAGTCCTCAGACAGCTCCTCAGACAATGTACAAGGAGGCTACACCAGCAGAGAATCAAGCTGCTGGTAATGTACAACCTGTTAAGTCTCCTCAGCAACAAGCCATTCAACAGCTTACTGGTGGTGGCCAACAACAGCCCCAACAACCACTCAACCGAGGTAGTGGCTTCATTTATGGTAGTGGTGATCCCAATGCTACCCTTGGTGAAGATATTGGTACCTATGCCCAACGTACCCTTGAGGGACTTGGTTCAGTCGGTATGGGTATCATTGACTTTGGATCTGATCTAATTGGTCGTATCCCTGGTGCTGAGTGGATTGATGATGCTTGGGATGCTAAGACAAAATTTAAGAACCCTGGCTTTCAAAAGGTAAGGGAAGTCTCTTCTATTCTTGTACCTAGTATTGGTGTTGGTGCTGCATCACGTGTCGCTACTGCTGGTATGGCTGGTGGTCCTGTTGCTCGTGGTCTGACTGCTCTTGGTATTAACGTTGCTGGTGATGTTGCTGTTAACGCCATTAGCGATCAATCTGAGGGTGAGACAGTATCGACGATTGTGAAAGAAGCAGCCCCTTGGTTGCCTGTTCCTGATGCCCTTGTGGTTAAGGACACTGATTCTCCTGAAGCAAGGCGTCAGAAGAACATTTACGAATCAGCTGGTATTAGTATTGTTGGTGACATCATTGGTTACTCTATGGCTGCAGGTCGTGGAGTAATGGATTGGTTTAAACCTAATGATAAGACTGCTCAGGAGTTTATGTCTTCTGAAGTTCTTGTTAATGCTGATGCTGCTACTGCTACTCGATTGTCTGAGATTGACACGCAACGTATGGCTCTACAAGAAGAGCTAGCTCAGGTCTCTTCTATTGCTCCACTCGATGAAGCTCAGTTGATTGAACAGAGTGTACGTATTGGTGACCTTGAAGCACAGATTAAGGGATTGGACAGTGAAGCTGGTAAGCTCGGTAAACAGTACACTGATACCGGAGCCTCAGAACTCACTGAGAGCCCTCTAGAATCGTTTGTAGAGCGTCAACAGGTCAGCCGTGATAGTCAGATCGATGAGGTAGGTAAAGGGCGCCTTATGGACGATCCTGAAGGGGCTGGTGGTGTTGACCCTATGGTCACTCCTAACATGTTCCCTGAGGGCTCTACTGCTGCTCTTAGTATCCCTCCTGGTAACATTGCTCGTAATATGGCAGATACTACCGCTATCAAACTTGGTAACAGTGGTGGTACACCTGCTCCTATTCTTTCTGAGCGTGCCTACTATGACCTCAGTAAGGGCAATGCTGTATCGCGTAACCTCATCGAAGACCTAGCTGAAGGTACTCGTGCTACTGGTAATTTCGATGCAACTGTAGAGG